CATATCTCTAGTCTTTTGTCTATCCAGCATTGCCAGTGTGCCTTGTCCATAAGCTCCTTCTGGACTATACATTGCAATAATATCATCAAAGATGCTTCTTACTTCGGCCTCTCTTGCTGCAACTTTAGCTTCACGCTTCGCTTCAATTGCTGATAACTGTGTCTTAGCAGCAGCCTGCTCAGTAGGCAGTGAACCATGTGCAGCTTTCCAATACTGATCTATTTGTGACTTACTAAATCCACGACTAGCACCTTCACTGACCCATGTATTATAATCACTATAAGCCTCGGCTCCTGGCTTTGATCCCCAAGTAGCAGGCATTGTCCATCCACCACTTGAAGCATACCCAGGACTAATTGTATTTTTTACTTCGGCCATTGGCTATTCCTTAATATTTATTAACTTCACTTAATTCTGCGGATATTCGTTCCACAGCAAATGACTGACTTGCTGTAGTATTCTTAATATTAATTCCTATAGCATTACCTGTTGCTCTATTTCGCATTCTTGTTGCTTTTCCAGGTCCAGAAATATCAGTGGTATGTAATGGAGTGTCACCGTCAATAATATTTTCTAGTAAGGTCTCTGGATCATCCGCTGTAAAGATTTCTACAGTGGCACCATCAGAATCGCTGTAGTCACCGGAACTTGCTCCACCAGCCAATACAATAGATTCAGAAATCATTTTTACTTTATTGTTACCATCCTCAGATTGAATTACAGGAAGCACCATATTAGCTGAAATTGCAGAAGTAGAAGAAGTAGTAGCATCATTCTTGGTAGCTAAATCATGTACTCTAATATACCCATCAGTAGTACCAAGAAGTAAACCAGAGTAATCGTGATCTATAGAATCATAATTAAAAACAGAATAGACTCCACAAGATGTTGGATATGTTTCTGGAAAGAATCCTTTAGTTTTCAAACTATAAAAATAATTTGTATTAGCCCCAGTAGCAACAGTAGTGATAGAAATAAGAATACCATCATTATGCTTATCATATCCCATAGATATTCTATGAGTATCAGGTTGAGCACCAAGAACATCCAACATATCTGGTAATAGAAGTCCAGACAAATCAACTATAGGACCAAATCCAAACGGTAGAATATAAATTCCGTCATGTCCAGCAAAGTATAGATTTCCGTCCGCATCAAAACACCAACTATTGGCACCAAACATTCCTTTGGTAAGATCAACTTCCTGCAGTACACCACCTTCAGCAGGATCACCTTTTAATACCCAAATAGAATTGGCACATCCAAACACCAGATATTCGTCACGATAAGGAATCAATGCTCTAACAATATCACCTAATTCTCCGGCATCAGAATTACCACCAGCTACAGGAGATTGAGCATCATTAGCGGTATAAGCCCAGTCCCAAGGATTAGCCTGTCGGCTCATGTACCATTGATAAGGATAATTAGGATTGCCAGATAAAACTGCTCTACCACGATACAAACATCCAAGATATGCCTTTGCTGGCATGGTGCCAGAAGCACCACCAGGATACACTGTCCAGTCATACCAGTGTGGCTTTGCTGTAACAGCACTTGGAGTAAATGCAGTTCCACTTCCAGACCCAGTGATTTGATAAGCCGTAGTAAAGGTTCCTGTTGTGACGTACCCATAAGTATTAGTTTTTGCAGTATTGGTAAAATCTACCACCATGACAGCACCAGAGGTAGCCTGGGTAAGAATATCACCCTTGGCATGAGCAGTGGTTAGAGCAGTATGGGTCAGTTTAGTATTTACAAAATCAGCTACTTTTAGATTAGCACCATTAACTATAAAACATTTCTGAAACCCTTCAAACATAATTAATTGATCGGTAGTATCAATGGTTCCAGAAGCCGCAGCAAGTTCTGTCATTGTTCCAGCCACAGAAATATCCTCATAATAAAATTTTGAATTTCCGGCTGCCAACAGCCTCTTATATGTAACCTTATCAGTTAGAGTAACAGCCATAAGTTAAGTCTCATACCAAAAAGTATTGTTTGCACAAGCTACCAATTTCTTATAAGTTACAATATCATATGGAGCTAAAGCTGCTAAATCAACGACAGTAAAAGTCCAAACATCACCTTCTGTAGTTCCTAGATCAGTAGTAGAGTCAATCCTCCATGAGTATTCTGTGTTGTAATCCAGTAGATATGGTATTGTCCAGGTTAATTCAGACTGACCTTCTGATACTAATTCCATATCCCCGGTTGGACCGAAGTAGACATCAAATGTTACTGCCATTATGTTTTCTCCTGAAAACTAATGATTATAACAAACTTCCATCTTCCATGATTCACATTTGTTATCACTATTTTTTACTCCGATGGACCTTCATAATCCTCATGTTGCCAAGAAAGTTCTGCTAATTGTTTGGATTGTCCAGTTGCTTCATTAGTGGGTACTGGATCAGTAGCTTTGCCTGGGGCTATTGCAGTTTCGACGCCAGTAATGACAAATGCCCCATCATAACTGGTCTCTTCTGCGGAGGAGTAGACCCCAGCCTCAACAAATTCCCCCCAAATACTACCGCCGACGTAGGGGCCTGTGGAGGAGACACGCCAGTATATAGCACCACCCCCCGTCAGGGCATTGAGTCGAATCGCGTATGTTCCCGCCACTAACGGAATTGAACCCATCGGAAAATCATAAAAGGCACCATCTGTGCTTGTAGTGATAGTAGCCACAGCGATTCCATTACCCTCTATTGCATCTGGGGGGATGTCAACGCCGTACCAGTCCACAATATCTATGGTTGCATCCCCCGCTCCATCTGCACTTCGGTATAATTTGACGGAGATATTAGATATTTCCCACTGATACCCTGCTGGCACTACAAATACCTGTGATACTGTGTGATAGTTGAATGCGTCTGTAGCCTGTGACTCAAACGCGGAATCAGAGAGGGTTTGTGAAGCAAGTATTGACATATCTTATACCACTGAAGAAACTGTGCAAATTGCAACTACTGGAACTTCCAAAGCACCAATTTGTGTTGGGGCACCCCACTTCTTCAAACCAGGACGTTTACCCAGTCTAATTCTCTTTTCAAGAACATCAGTAGGACGAATGTTATTCATGTGTGAAGAATACTCAGATGGAGTGACACAGACTGCTACTCCTTTGTTTATACCACGAAATGGTAATTGAAGACTTTGACTGTTCATATTTATTTCCTATACCCCAATCTCTTCAATTCCTTCTCATCCAATGCCTCTTCAAGAGAATCATACTTTTCCTCCTGAGACTGCTTAATTCTCTTTAAGGCAGACTTAGATGGGCCATCAGACTTAGTATCCTTCTCTCTCTTTAACTTCCCTTTAGACTGCTTCCACTGATAATAAGACATAGTAGTCTTCTTAATTCCACCCATCTTATCAAGATATTCCTGATACGCTTTCTGATCGTTAATTTCACGTTTAAGACTTGCCACGATTCTTCTCCTGATTCTTTTTTCTCATTTCTGCAATATACTTATCTTTCTCAGTCTTTGTCATTCCCTTCATCTTATTAAGCATTGCCTCACGTTCCTTGCGTTTCTTCCCAAGATTAATCAGCATTTGCACGTTTGCTCCATACCCTGGTACGGAACCAAGTTGATAACCTTTTTCTTTATTTGCCATAGTTACCCCAAGTAAAGGCAGTCAATAGTTTCACTTCCACCGGACCCATAAAAATACAACTTGGCGACATCATCAATAGGAATCTCCAATGGGACCGGACTGACATGATTGGTTGCATCCAGCCAGGGAAGAGGAATTCCAGTAGTAGCCGTGCAAGCCGTATTGATAGTCACCCTAACAGTACCAGCAGATGCTACAAGATAGACTTTCTTGCAAGGCAGGGAAGTCCCCCCATTCCCCTGAGCCACATTGCTGGATATAGTCATTCTAACAGAACCACCATCACCAGTAGAGCGGGTAGTATCTGAATTAGTATATTTTGTAGTAGTAGTTGCCATTAAACATCCTCCGAGTCTTTGCGAAGCCTTTCAATTAAGACCAACACAACAGGACCAAGAACAACACCAGCAAGAAACGCAGCAAAGTGAGTTACAATCCACATACACACCTCCTTAATTAGAAACTAAGTCCTCAATCAGTAATACTTTCCCAAACAGTATTAGGATAACTCTCAGTAATCTCAGGGACCGTGCTCAGATAGAAAATCTCAACCAAAGCCTTACCAGCAGAGATTGTGGTATAATCTGCATTCACAGTAATTCGCAGATAAACTGTAGTCTCAGCAGCAAGAAACTCTAGAGGGTCTTCGGCTGAATCACCAACAACATCCGCAGTATACACATTGATAGAAGTACCATCACTAAATTCATCCCCACCACTGGACTTACCAACGGTCATTACAGCCGTGGTATTTGTTCCACCAGTAAAGCCGGTCTTAACAGTGACCTTAGTACCAAGAACAAAAGCACCTTCCGGCAACGTAGGAGTCATAGTCAGAGAACCAGTAGTGGTACTATCAGTAAAATCGTCGTAAGTAACCCACTGGGCAATCTTCCTAATCCCCATACCAACCGGACTTCTTTCCAAATTCAAATTCATATATCGGGCATTTGCCATTTTTATACCTCACAAAAATTAGTAATCATAACCAGAACACAACACATCACTATCAGCACTATACACATCGTCAGTGCCATGTCTAACACTACCCAACCTTGGTTCCCAAACATTTCCTCTGAGGGACAGCTTACCAAGTGTATCTGGTGCTGAAATCGTATCAGCTAGAATCATCTGAGTTAACAACTTCTGAGCTAAATCCCCATGCACACCAGTAGTATTTTCTTCCTGAATCTCGGCAATAGCGTAGGCCATCTCAAGGATAGTCTCAGCAGCAGTAGGACCACCAAGAATAACATCGGTAGTAGCAGAAGGCTTCTGAGGAGAAACAAGATACTGGAACGTGATGGAACTTCCAGCATTAGGCTCAGGCCATAACCAGATTTCCCACATAGTTCCAAGTTCAGGATCAGTCGATACTGGATATAGTGCATACTCAGAAGGGTAATCCTGAGTAGTAGACAAAGCACGTTTATTGAGAATCATTTCAGGAGAAACTTTAGTCAAAGGACCATAAGGTTCTTGATCCCCATAAGTGGGTTCCCCAATAATCATATCAAAGTCCAATGGTAACTGGTACTTCCAAACCCCAGCTAAAGTATAAATAAAGTAGGGCTTTTTTAGGAAACTCCAAGTATGCTTCCTACTGGTGTTAGGATGAATAGGATACAGAAATTGTCGATAGGCACGATACACAATATTCTGCACCTTAGTCAGATTAGTTCCAGAAGGGGAAGTACCTAATCCAAGAAAGTCACTAACCAATTTGTAGATGTCTTCAAATGTAAGATCAAGTCTTGCCATAATTATTTCCTAATAAGATCATGCAGGGGCCTTTAGACCCCTGCACAACCAGGAGACAGAATTATTCTGTCTGGAGAGCCTCATCTTCAATCAGAGAAGTGACATTTAGAATACCTAAAATACCTTGAAGGATTGACAATCCATTAACTTTCAAAGCGATGTCACATAACTGTTTGATGGCTTCCATTCCTTCTTGGTCAGTTTTAATAATCATTACGTTCTAGCTCCATATTGGCAAATTCTAACCCAGTCAACGTCCATCTCAGCATCCGCCCCAGTGGCTTCAATCTGAGCACACACGGTAAAACACATTTCCGCATTGGGAACATTGGCCGTAAGAGCACCACTTTCCACCAACGCACCGTTGACATAGAAGCTGACCGTGGTAATACCATCAATCACAAAACCAACCGTCATGTAGGTACCATCGGTGTTAGTGGCAACATCAGCCGTAATATCCTCAGCAGTTGTACGAGCCGTCACACAACTGATCTTATTGTCGGTCGAGGCAGCATGATGAAAGAACCCACATTTATCACTGGCATCATCAAGAACGCCAGACGCAATAATCGTGGTGTCAGTCGCACACAGACCAATGAAATACTGGTCAGTAGCATCATTCATCTTCACCCGAGCTTCAAATGCAATCTTCCGGCCAGCAGCAGGGAGAAACCGACAATTCAATAGCTGAGCCGTAACACCATCATCGGGAGCGTTATTGCCAGCAGAATCAACGTGCAAAGCACCACCCTCAGCAGCAAGCAGACTGATAGCTCCAGAATTAACAGTGGTAACCGTCCATCCCTCAGTCGTAACCAAATTCTCGGCA